TTATAAAATTTTTTCTTTTTTTTTTTTTTTATAATTCATTTTTCAGATGAGGTAAACTTTTATAAATGATTATGTATATGAAAGATAATGACACTTTAGATATTTTACTTTATTTTCTTTTAGGAGTTAAAATAATTTGGATAATCGTTGCAATATTATGGTCTTTAATTGTTATATTTGACACCAAACAACAATTTAGAACAATTCATAATATATTAGAAAAGTCAGAGATATTAATACATATAATGTTTAGTTTGTTTTTGGCTATACTACTGATTTGGTTATTTAATCATTTATCCCCGAAAAAAGTGTGTATTGATTCACATGCAAAGATTATATTATATATTTTAGGTATTATGATGTTATTTACATCATTTAAGAATATATATAAAGAGTATATTTTGTCGAGATCAGAACAGCATACGAAATATTGGGAAGAGATTGATGTAATATTAGGATAAAAATTGGTATTTAAGAAAATATTAGAATAAAAATTTTAAATAATAATTTTAAACTTATTATTTAATATGAGGAAAAAAACGAAAAAAAAAACAGTTAAAATTGGAGAATCATGTGAAAAAAATGAAGATTGTATTAATCGTAATTGTATTCAGGGTAGTTGTGTACGTAAAAACACTAAAAAAAAAGGTTTTATTAACTCAGTTATATCAAATACACTTAAAAAAATAACAAAGACTAGTTCACTACGGCCAGTTACGAAAAAACGTAAAAAAAGAATATTAATTATCGAATCGTCTTCTCCAGAAGATATATTAGCTACCTATCATCCGTCTAAAATAGATTTAAACACTACTCTTGAAAAAGATATAATGACTCTACCAAATGAGCGTTTAAATGAAAAATATATTGAGTTGATGGACACCCTTTATGATATCATGATGAAACAAGGTGAACCGTTTCGTGCAAGAGCATATAAAAAGGCACAAGAAACTATTATGTCTTTTCCAGATGATATTTTAAATCCACAACAGCTAAAAGGGAGTCCTAATATAGGGCCTACTATTATGGAAAAACTTATTGAGTATGAGCAAACAGGAACATTACGAATTTTAGAACGAGAGAAAAATAATCCGGCGAATATTCTTACTGATGTTTATGGAATCGGACCGAAAAAAGCAAAACAGTTAGTAGATGAGGGAATAACTACTATTGAATCACTCCGTGAAAATCAAGATCGATTGAATGATGTTCAAAAAATAGGTTTACAATATTATGAAGATATTTTAAAACGTATTCCAAGAGACGAGATTGATGAATATTATGTGTTATTTAAAACAATATTTGATAATATGAATATACCTGGATCCAAGTTTGAAATTGTAGGTAGTTATCGACGCGGGGCGAAAAGTTCTGGAGATATTGATGTTATTATAACTGGTAAGACGAATGAGGTATTTAAATTATTTATTGATACACTAACAACATCTAATATTATCCATGAAGTTCTCTCAAGAGGGGCTACTAAATCACTAACTATTTGTAAGCTTCCTAATTCCAATATATTTCGTCGTGTTGATTTTTTATTTTCTTCAGAAGAAGAATATCCTTTTTCTGTGTTATATTTTACTGGAAGTAAAACATTCAATACTGTTATGCGTGGATATGCGTTAAAGAAAGGATTTACTATGAATGAACATGGTATTTATCATATGGTGTCAAAGAAAAAGGGGGATAAAGTCCCATATATATTTCGAACAGAAGAAGATATATTTCGTTTTTTGGGATTGACTTATAAAAGACCAGAAGAAAGAATCGACGGACGTGCGGTGATTGAAGAAACGACTGTTATCACACCCGATATCGTTACAGATGTTATATCAACAGTTAAAAATAAGACCGTAAAACGTCGCGTAAAAAAGAAATTAATTATAGAAGATGACGATGATAAAATGAATGATCATATTCCACAAACGACCAAATTTCATATTAAAAGTTCTATTATTGATTTCAAACAGAAAGGATTAAAAATATTAGAAGAATTGAATGAGGAACAATTGGCTTCAATTATACGAGAATGTAATATCGCTTATTATAATCAACAACCATTATTAACTGATAACGAATATGACGTGGTAAAAGAATATATGCAAGAGAAATATCCCGATAATCCAGTTCACTTAGAAATTGGCGCCCCAATTGAAAAGAATAAAGTAAAATTACCTTACGAAATGTGGTCCATGGATAAGATTAAACCTGATACGAAGGCGTTACCTAATTGGATGAATAAATATCCTGGACCCTATGTTTTATCAGCAAAACTGGATGGTGTTAGTGGTATGTATACTACCGAAGGTTCTGTTGCAAAATTGTATACACGAGGTAATGGTAAAGTGGGACAAGATATTAGTCATTTGATACGATTTTTGAAATTACCTCAAAAAAAGAATCTCGTCATTCGAGGCGAATTTATTATTCCTAAAAAAGTATTTGAAGAAAAGTATAAGGATAAATTTGCGAATCCTCGAAATATGGTATCAGGAATTATTAACCAAAAATCGGTGAATTCTGCTATTAAAGATGTTCATTTTATTGCTTACGAGGTAGTTAAGCCAGAGATGAAACCTTCCGAACAAATGAATTTTTTGACAACTATTACGGTTGAACGAGTTATTAGTGAAAAAACCGACGTGTTATCGAATCAAATATTATCTGATAAATTGATTGATTGGCGTACGAATTATATATATGAAATTGACGGAGTGATTGTAACAGATGATAAATTATATCCTCGTAAATCAGGGAACCCTCAACACTCTTTTGCTTTCAAAATGGTTTTATCGGATCAAGTGGCAGAAGCGAAAGTAGTTGATGTAATATGGACGCCTAGTAAAGACGGATATTTAAAACCTCGTGTCCAGATCGAACCTATTTCTTTGGGAGGAGTTAAAATAGAGTTTGCGACTGGGTTTAATGGCGCATTTATCGAGCAAAATAAAATTGGTGTTGGTGCTATGATCGAAATTATTCGAAGTGGTGATGTGATCCCTTATATTAAAAAAGTAGTGGTTCCTGCTGAAAACGCGCTTATGCCTTCCGTTGCTTATAAGTGGAATAGTACTCATATAGATATTATGTTAGAACAATTGGAATCGAATGAAATTGTGCGCGAAAAAAATATTACAGGGTTTTTTCGGGGTATTGGCGTCGAAGGATTGAGTTCTGGGAATATTAAAAGATTGATTGATGCAGGATATGATACTGTACCTAAAATATTAAGTATGTCTTTGGAGGACTATCTTTCGATAGACGGATTTAAACAAAAGCTTGCGACAAAAATTTACGAGGGGATTCGTGCAAAAATTGACTCTGCGTCACTCGTCACCATCATGTCTGCGTCTAATTCATTCGGTCGCGGATTTAGTGAGAAAAAAATGGAGTTGATTATAACTGGTTATCCGGATGTTTTGGTTTCTTCGGATTCAGACGAAGTGAAAATTAAAAAAATTATGTCTATTAAAGGGATGGCGCTTAAAACCGCTGAATTATTTGTACAAAAAATACCAGAATTTTTAAATTTTATGAAAGAATCACACTTAGAAACTAAATTGGAAGAAAAGATTAGTGTGTTATCTCAAGGAGATATCTCTCATCCGCTTTATGGTAAAACAATTGTTCTTACTGGCTTCAGAGATCCTAATATTATTATAAAAATAAAAGAAGTCGGGGCGAAACAAGGTTCTTCTGTTTCAAGAAATACTGCGTTAGTAATAGTGAAAGATGAGTATAGTAAAGATACTGGAAAAGCGTATGAAGCGTCTAAATTAAATATTCCGATTATGACGAAGGATGAGTTTATTAGTGCTTATATGTAAAAAAAAAGTCGTTATTTGTTTTTACTCTTTTAAAAGTCCAAAGGTGTAAATTATTAAGAATTTATAAAAATTATTTTAATTTTACTTAGTGTTAAAATAATTTGCTTTCAAGGTTTCTTCCATATCTCTTTCCCATTCTTCTTCTATATCTTTCCAGCTGTTAGGAATTTGTATCATATATTCGGGGATTCTCCTTTTCGCGCGTAGAACCTTTATAGCCCTTTTCTTTTTACCAAACTCTTTATCGTATATTATATGTTTCATTTTATTCCATTCTTCGTTCTGTTTTTCCTTCGCGATAGACTCCTTTAATTTCGCTTTCTGTTTTTCTATTTCTTTACTTATGTTTTCTAAGATTTTTAGTTCTTTCTCGGCTGGTGTTTCTTCTGGTGTTTCTTCTGGTATTTCTTCTGGTATTTCTTCTGGTATTTCTTCTGGTATTTCTTCTTGTGTTTCGTCTGGTATTTCTTCTAAAAGATTTTCTTCTTTATCAAATTTAAGTACTTTTCCATTAATTTTAATTAAGAAGGGTTTTTTTATTCCAGTTTTTACCATTTCTCTATATTCTATAAGTAATTGATGCGCTTCGTCAACTTGAGTTATATTTATTTTACTTAGTATTATTAAAATAAAGTCTATTTCGTTTTTATTATATTTATTACTCTTTGCTGAATTTTTTTCTATTTTTATAGGGATTATATTATTTATATTGAATAGAAATCTTTCATGTATAGGATTATTTATAATATTAAACTCAGGCGCAGTTGGAGGAATTATATGATCAAGTGAAATGCAACCACTAGTTTTCCCGTATCTTAGAATTTCACCTGTTTCGTTGTTTACTATTTTTTTCGGACATTTTTTTTTGAAATCTGATAACGATGCGCCAATTTCTTTTTCAAATTGTTCAATTGTTTTTTTTTTCATACGACTCGTATCTTCTCTTATCATCCTACCCAGACGCCCCCTATGTTTATGTATTTTAAACGCTATAGGAGTACATGGACATTTATTATGTGTTATATTTTTTTCACAGGTATAACATATTTGTTTTCCGGTCTCATCTACACGATAATCCGGTTTTTTTTCCATTCTCATCATAATATTACTTTTATAAGAGTGAATAATTGATTTATGGTTTAATTATAGTTCTAATTACTTCTTTTTAAGTAAAAGTATTTCAATTTTTTGTTATTATTTTTAATAATTGTAATATATATGATTATTAAAAAGGGAAAAAAAGGAAATATTATGGTTTACCATGTTGATAAAGATATTACGGATTCTAAAATGGATTCCTTAATGAATACATATGTAAAACCGTCTCAGATTAAATTCATTATTGATGAGGATGCAGATGTTTATGATAAAGAAGGGCGTTTATTAATACGATTTAGAAAAAATAAATTATCTAAAAAAAAGATCGACGAGTTTTACGAAAATATCATCGATTTTGCTAATAGGGATACAAGTAATCGTGGTTCTGCTACTGGGAGTTCGGAAAAAAACGTTGCCGATAATCCAAAAATAAAAACAAATATATTTGGATTTTTTGATCGTTTCTCTCCAAAACAAAAAGCACTTCAAAAGAAAAAAGGAAAACGTATGGCATTAGAAGCGAGAGAATGTAAATTTAATATGGACTATCCGGATAATTATAAAAAAACATTACCGTTGATTCGCGAAATCGATGAATATTATAAAAAATTGGTTCCCAAAGCATACGCATTACAACGGAAAAAGGCAAATCAAACTCACTTTAAAATCGTGGGTACTAGTTTTACAACCGTTACTACGAATGTGAATTTTCAAACTACGATTCATACCGATAAGGGAGATGATCCAGAAGGATTTGGAAATCTGACGGTGATTGAACGCGGATCTTATACTGGTGGCGAAACTTGTTTACCTCAATACGGTATTGGTGTGAATGCGAGAACGGGAGATGTTTTATTTATGGATGTTCATCAACCACATGGTAACTTACCTATTAAAAAGAGTGGAAAAGATACCATTCGGTTATCTATCGTTTGTTATTTACGTTATAAGGTATGGGAGAAAACTAAAAATAAAACCAAGAAGTTTATGATTAAACATAATAAAACGTTGAAAAATATGCGTGATAGTAATAAAGGATAAAGATCTTATTTTTAAAATTGATTTTATTTACATACTTAATAATTTCATAATAATATTTACGATTATGAAATTAGAGAATATACTTTTGATCATTATCTTTGGTTTGCTTTTCCTTGCAGGTATAACTATGATATATTCGGGCTGTTTAAATATATTAAATAAACAAGGAAATCTTTCAAAACCAAAGGTTATACCAGTTTCTTGTGATATAGAATCTAATTAAGGATCAAATCGTGGTTGGTTACTAAATTTTACTTCTGTCATTCCATTTGCACGATGGAATATGGTAATAATATCTGGATATTTACGTTTTAGATACTCTGCTGCATTTTTATTTCTCTCAGCTCTGTCTTTTCCTAATCCTCCTTCAGAATTAAATTTTGTTTTAGGTGTTATATAATTAAAACGAAGAACTCCTCCGTCGTGTTTATAAAATAAAATCGATTGTTCATAATCTTCCTTTGTTTCTGATTTGAGAGAAGGATAAAGTTTACGATTATGTCTATTTATATAACCGAAGGTCACACCTATAATAAACCTTAAGTGATCTGAAATTGTTTTTTTCATAAAAAATGGATTACGTACCGGATAAACTCCCCATATATAAAGTTTTTCTTTTTTTAATTCTTTATATGCGTCTTTGAAAAATTTATCCAAGTCGTGAATTTTTACTAATTTATCTTTATTTTTCATCATTTGCAGTTCTTCTACGTCGTCGTCCATCGAAACGATATATTGTCCTTCCGGAAAATACTTGGAAATAAAAATACGTTGATTTGTGATACCTTTTTTCCCGACGATGATTTTATTATATAAATTTTTTGGAACGGTTTTTTCGTATAATTTCTCTTGTTGTTTATTGGCGACAAAAATATAAATTTTATTTTTTAAAATACTTCCTTCTTTTAGTGTTGTGAGTGTTTTAGGTACTATTATATCTTCACGATTATAGCTAGGAATAGCAACTATGTAATTTGACATATATAGTATATTTTTATTTTTTATTTCCAGTTTTAATTTATTGGGTTTCTTTTATTTAGCGCCATAAATTATTATTTATATATTCAAACGTCTTAAAGACTTTTTTTATATGATTATTATATATGCATATGTACGGTGCCTTTGCTATAAGTTTGATGTGTTTATCTTCCTTTGTTTTCTCTGATACTTCTCGTTGGGAAAAGTTTACTTTATTTCAAAGAGATTTTGATAAATCTTACTCTTCTTTAGAAGAATTGGAAACTAGATTTAAAAATTTTGTAGAAAATATTCAATTGATCGAAGCTCATAATTCAGGATTTAATAGTTCCTTTACACTCGGGATAAATCAATTTTCTGATTTGACTGCGGACGAATTTAAAAGTATCTATGTTTCTGGTTTAAAACCGGAATTTACTTTTGGCGCTTATGGATGTCAGTCTTTTTCCTCAGAGGAGAGCGTTTCTGACACCTATGATTGGAGAGATCATAATGCGGTAACTTCTGTAAAAGATCAAGGACAGTGTGGAAGTTGTTGGGCATTTTCTTCTACTGCTGCAATCGAAGGCGCTTGGGCAATCGCTAAGAATGAGTTGGTTGATCTTTCTGAGCAACAGCTTGTTGATTGTGCAACTGGGAGTGCTTATGGATCACATGGATGTAATGGAGGTCAAATGGATGGCGGATTTAAATATGCAATTCAAAATGGTATGTGTTCTTATAATGATTATCCTTATACTTCTGGACAAACCAAGACTGGTGGTAAATGTCAATCATGTAAGAGTATAGTTTCTATTTCGGAATGTTATGATGTGAAATCCAAAGACCAACTTTCCTTGAAAAATGCGGTTTTTAAGACACCGGTTTCGATTGCGATTGAAGCAGATACTCGTTATTTCCAATCTTATACTGGAGGTATTTTGGACTCGTCATCCTGTGGTACCAATTTGGATCATGGAGTTTTGACAGTTGGATATGGCGAAGAAGCAGGAAAAAAATATTGGATTGTGAAAAATAGTTGGGGAAAGTCATGGGGGGAGAATGGATATGTTCGAATTTTGAGAAGCGATAGTACAAGTGATGCAGGGGTTTGTGGAATTGCTATGCAACCTAGTTTTCCTACGGTTTAGATTTCCTACGGTTTAGATTTCCTACGGTTTAGATTTCCTACGGTTTAGATTTCCTACGGTTTAGATTTCCTACGGTTTAGATTTCCTACGGTTTAGATTAAAATTCTACTTCATATTCTAGTAAATCTTTTATATCTGTTTTTATTTCCATATATAAAAGATTTTTAAGACGATTACTCGTTTTAATCTCTTTACAATCAGGAGTCATTATTTTTATTAGCGTTTTATTACATATTTGTTGTAGATTTTCGCTTTCTTCTATTTTTTGTCTATTTTTTTGTTTCCAATTTTGAAATACTTTTGATAGATTACGCTGTATTATACAATTGAATCGAATAAATATATCTTTATTCAATTCAATCCATATATTTGTTGTGTTTTGTGTGGTATAGATATATAATTGATTTTGCTTTTCAGAAAATCCAAAAATAGGACGGAGTGAGATAGATGTGTCTTTATCAAAATAATCTTTATAAATTTGTTTTATTACTTCAAAATAGCTATGATTAAAGAGATATTCTATATGAGTATCATTTATTTCTATTTTTGATTCGAGATTATCGAATATATATTCTGGAATTTGGTTTTTATTTAACCATTCCAAAATATTTATTTTTCGTTTTTCTCGGTGTACTATTCTTTCATATTCTTCTATTTTTTTTTCCAGTTTTTTATATTTTGTTCCTAGTTCTCGTACCATCATAAATAATTCGCGATAACTAGGAACTTCTTCTTCATCATCGATATTCGCTATCTGACGCCTATGTTTATTCGGATAAAGTAATTCACACGTAACTTCGTGTTTTCTAAGGCTTGCCTTTTTTATATATGATTTACCACAATTTAAACAACATACTGGAGGTTGTTTTATTTTATTAGGAATATCTGTTTTGAACATTTAGTTGAATGATTCGAATTATCTTTTTACTATAAAGACACTTTTATCCGAATCAATTTTCTTTTATAAATAATAAAATACAACATATATATATGTATCCACAAGATGAAAAAACATCCATTATGTATAATTACCCTAATAAATTGATCGGATTACCTTTATTTTATTATAGATGGCGATCATGCGATACTAATTTAAATTCTAATACTGCTGCTAACCGATATCAAATTCAAAAACGTATTCAAAAAACAGTACGGGTGGATTCTTCACTATATACTGCTAATTTAGCTCCTTTTCACGTATATCAGAAACCTACCGAAAAAACACAAAATGTATGTTGGAATCAAATGAGTGATCGTCCGTTACCGAGTTATCAGCCTAATATTGTACCTACTGGATTTTATCACTCTTTGAATAATAAACATCATTCCGTTACTTCTAGTAGACCTGGAGGTCAAAACCCCGGCGGCCTCGGAGTGGATATTAAGCATAATTCTTATGATCGTTATTTGAATCGGTTAAAGGGAAAAGGACCTCTTCGACGAGAACCGATCCCTGATAGTTTAGCCGCGCCTCAAATTAAGTTTAATCCTGCTTATCCTGTTTACGGAGCCAAAGTTATGAAAACCTCTATTATTACCGGATGTAATTGTCCAGTACCCACTCCATAAAAAGTTTGGTATTCATATGTTTAGTGCTAAGTTTTCGTATTTTATAATTTATTTTATTTATTATTAAAATTATAAAATTAATTTATATTATTATATAATAATGCCTGCTACTATAAAAATGTATATTGGTAATCATAATCATAAATCACCTGTATTAAAAACTACTGCATCGAATCAGCCTTTACAGAGACAATCACAAATACCTATTGGAATTAACGGTTCTATGCTTGGTAGAATCCATAATGCACGAGCTGGTTGCGGATGTGGTAAATAATTCGTAACTCAAATCAACTATCTATCTATTACCTGATATAATATTTTATCATGTATTTATATAAATGTTTACGTTAAGTTCTAATGCTACTTCTAATGTGAAAGCTTACCCGTCTGGTTCTTTGAATAAAGCTACTAATTTTAAAACTATGTTTGATACGACGATATTACCTTATAATAAAACTTATAATAATTGTAATGGTGGTGGATTTTGCTATACAAATTCTAAAGGAACATTTATTTATAAACCTCATAGTGATATTGGTATGGTAGGGACAACTGCGTCTAGTTATATGTTTCGCAGACGACGTGTTTAATTTTATTTTATTTTTTAAAAAATATACTATCTTTCCAAATTGTATTCCAATCTGCACTCAAAATAAGAATAAACCCAAATATAAAAAGTAATAGTCTTGCTTCAAAATCTAATGGAATTGGGGTTTTACGTCGGGGATAAAACATATAAATTAAAAAAAATGACATTAATAATTTAAATAATAGTTCTAATCTCTCCCTTATTAATCCGGATAGTTCTATTACTGTTTTATTTTTATTATAAAAGCTGGATGCTCTATAAATAATGGTTGATAATAAGAAAAGAATTTTTATTGTAAATAATATATAAATATAAAAGTCCAGATACGTCATTTATTATTATTATTTATTTTTTATTTTTTATTTTTTTAATTATTATTATTTTTATTTTAGTAAATAATAATCAGTTATATATATTTCTAGAATGTTTAGTAACTCTTTACCCGAAACGAATGTTGGAGATGCTTATAAATATCAAACCCATTCTCATTATTTAAATTCAAATCAATTTAAAAACAGTTCTTTTTCTAGTGTTTGTATATTTTGTTCATTTAGCGATACATCTGCTTTAGTTCCCGACGGGTCCTTTCGTTCGTGTAAAAAATGTAAAAAGCAATTTAAAGCTCGATTTAGTTAAAGATCGATTTAGTTAAAGATCGATTTAGTTAAATCACCATTTAGTTAAATCACCATTTAGTTAAATCACCATTTAGTTAAATCACTATTTAGTTATTTTATTCCATATATTAATATTATTTATTTATAATATATAATGTATAGATTTTCTGATTATGGTGGATATATGACTGCATTAAAATATAGAGGAATTTATTGTTGTGATCCAAAACCAAAAATAATTACAAATTGTGACTGTGATCCTACTTATGAAACGTTTTATACTGATAAAACGAGTGATGGAGAAATTATTATTATTACTTATGAAAAAGATGTTACTTATATAGATCCTCCTATTGATGCTATATCTAATTGTTTCATTAGAAATTATATATTAGAAGCTGATAATGGTATTCCTAATGCAACAGAAAAAAAAATAGTATGTAATATAGATATTAACGCGTGTTCTTCTCCAATCGGTTCTTCAGTCGCGCTTATTACTGAATTTACCGGTGCATTTATTATTAATAATAAAAAGTATAATAAATATAATTTTGGTGTCGGCGGAGGGGAACCTTTAGAATTATTATGGAATTCTGCTAAGTCTGGTTGGGTTGTATTGAAATATGATGGATTATTTAGTAATTAATTGCGTTTGTTTTTTAAAAATTAAATTTTTGTATAATTTTTTTTATCAATAGTTAATATAATGTCTTTTGCGGATAACATTAAAAAGAGCCTTCCTTCTGACGGAGTTCCGGCAACAGGATTCTTCCAACCTGCTAAAAATATCGAATCTAATACATTTGATACTTCCGGTAATCAACCTCAAGATGCGCCGTATAATCAATATCCTATTATTGGCGATGCTTCTTCAAATCTTGTTGGTAGTGTTACTACACCATATTTACCTGTAGCTTTACCTGCATATATTCCTACAATTTATAAAAATATTTATGATATTCAAAATAATTTAGAAAATGTGATTCCTGCTACAGATGTTTCCGATAATCGTGTATATCCTACTACTTTTGCAGTTAAAAATTACGTACAAAGTCAACTTTTTGGTAGTGAAGTACTTGATCCTTCGTCCTCATCTACATCCCTATTACAACCTAGTACAGGTCTAACTAATACTTTAGTATTATCTGCTGATGCTGCAAATGTCAATAATTTCACAACTGTTATCTATGATAGTGGTACTTATAATGTAACATCTTATACAATTGAAACCGTAGACCAATCCAGAAATGGTGCACAAAAAAATGTTATTTGTGTTTCAGATCTAACGACAGAAGATAGTAATCCGGTTATTATGCAAATTAGTGCAGGCGAACCTGACATCAACGACGACGTCAATGACCCAACATTACAGCCTGCCTTTGTCGTATCTGGAACTGCATATAGATACTATCAATTTGTAGGCGCAGCCGATGCACTTACATTAATACAATATAATAACGGTACAGAGCCATCCCGCTTTTTTGTTATAGGTCAATATGGAGGTAATTTTTCTAATACATTATTCGCTGTTGATTCTAATAGCAAGGCAAACGGAATTACAAACCTTTACATAGATTAATTGTATGATTATTAAATCAATAACCATTTAGATTAATATATAATATTTTAAATAAAAATAAATTAAAATATTATATGAATACTATAAATAATAATATGAATATGGGTATTACTAGTCGTGTGGAACAGAATAGTTTTATAAATAATTCTCTATTATTAACTGGTGAAAACTGTTATAAACCTAATGAAATTTTACCTTTTACTGTTTCTATTCATACAGAAGATCGTGATACTAAAAAATGGCCTGATCCGAGTAAATTTCTTATTACATTACCTGAAGTAATGAAAAATGTAACCGCAATTGAACTTATTGATATACGTCTTCCTACTTTTTATTATAGTATATCTGAAAATTTACAAAATAATTCTTTCTATTTTTCAATTCCTCAATATTTTCAAGAACCAATCCTTTTAAATAAATTAGTAAGTGGATATTATGCAGGGGAAAATTTGGCAGTAATCCTTAAAAATGCATTAAATAAAACTACTATGGAGTATTTATTTAAGATCGGAGCTTTGACAGTTCCGGATCCATCGTTTAATGATTTTGATGTTTTATATAATCCTAGTACGAATAAATTAACTGTAATAAATAAATCTTATGAATTTAAATTATGGTTTAATAAAAGCGTTGAATATAACCACTGTGAAAATCAATACTACCGTTTTGGTCTTAATTGGGGTCTTGGTTATAATATGGGGTTTGATAAAAAATTATATACTAGTGTATTTGATGAGGTTGAAAATAATTTTAGACTTACTTCAATTACTCTAGTGGATATTGGCGTTCAATCTACAATTTATATGAATGTAAGAGGGTATAATTATGTTAGTCAGATCGATCCTTTTAGTCAATCTACTAATAGTTTATTTAATAATGATTACGGCGCATCGGTCGATGCTTCCTTTGCAAAATTAATTATACAAAATGTAACTAATACGTATATCCCTCCTGGAAAGTTCAAAAGAATTTTACCTCATATAGAGGGTAAAATAGGACAACTATTTATTGAATTTAAATATCATAACGGCCAGTACGTTGAATTTCTAGGTCAAAATTTTGATTTTAGTTTTAAATTTCATACAATTCCTGATTGTAAATATACAACATAATAATTTTTTTATTATTTTATTATAATAATATGGTATGTTCTGTTTCATGTTCTATTTCCTTTATATTTATTGTGGGAATGATTTATTTTTATAATATGACCTCTCATAATAAAGTTGTAAAAGAGTATCGCGCCAAGTTTCCACCAGAATTACAAACTTTATATGATAAGATCGCTTCTGAGAGAATGTTTATCAGTTATTATGGTTATTTTTTAGGATTTTTCTTATCCATGGCGATTATATTTTATAATATTCGTTTAAAGAAAAATAAACTATCGAATCATTCTTTGGTTTGTATTGTGGCGAGTACGTGTTTTTTAACGAACTATTTTTACTATATATTATCACCCAAAAGTGACTGGATGTTACGTCATATTCAGGATCCCGAGTTAGTAAAAGCCTGGTTACAAATGTATCGTGTGATGCAATTTAATTATCATATGGGAATGGTTTTGGGAATAATTGCTGTAGCTATATTGGCATTTGCATTTAGATGTTGAAATATTTTGATTTGAAATGATATAGAAAAACTTCTATATTATTTATTATGGAGAATAAATCTACGAGCGATGTTATTGACTTTAGTAAATGTGTAAATCAATTAAAAGTTGAAGCTTATGTAGATTCTGTTTATGACGGGGATTCATTAAAAGTTATTTTTCCATTTCATGGCGTAAAATATAAATGGACGTGTAGATTGAATGGGATAGATACTCCAGAAATTCGAACTTCTAATACGGAAGAAAAACAATTCGGATTGAAAGTTCGTGATATTGTAAGAGAAAAAGTTTTGAATAAAAAGCTAACTATATTATGCCATACATTTGATAAGTATGGTAGATTATTAATTGATATTTATTTGAACAAAAAGGATATGTTGAATGAACACGATACTTTGAATGAACCTGATACTTTGAATGAATGGTTAATAAAAGAAAAATATGCGCTTTCATACGATGGAGGTAAAAAACAATCTTGGACTGAAATGCTTACAATAATTGGTCATTAATTATTTTTTATTTTTATTTTTTATTTTTATTTTTTATTTTATTATAAATAAAAATTGTCATGATTGAAAAGCATATTAATGTAAACCAGTAAAAAATATCTGAACTCGTGTATTGTTTTCCTTTATCTAAGTCTCCGATTAGATATTTTGAAGTAAGTGATGTAATTACTGGTATTATTAAATATTCTGAAAAATTGGAATAGTTTTCAAATTGTAATAAAAATAAACTCCAACAAATTACTAAAATAATATTTTGTGAAATAACTGATAAATCTAGATTATTGAAAAGTTTCATGATTATACCAATCATACTTTATATACTATAATTTTATATTTTATATTTTATAAAATTATTTAAAGAAAACACAATAATAATTGTTGTATAGGATACCTTGTCATCGTACAGCTAATTACGAGATTTATTTGATGGCAGTATTATGTGTTGGATGGGACTTGATTGGTATTTAATAACTATGTGTCTTTTTTGCTTGTTTAGCTCAGATGGTTAGAGCATCGGTCTTATGAGCCGAAGGTCAACGGTTCGATCCCGTTATTAAGCAGTTATGCATTCGTGTCCGAGTGGTCTAAGGAGCCAGACTTAAGCTTTAATATTTTTAAGATACCTGGTGTTTACGAACGCGTGGGTTCGAACCCCACCGAATGCAAATTTATGGTCTTATGGTCTAATGGTTATGACTGCGGACTTTGAATCCGCCAATCTGGGTTCAATTCCCAGTAAGACCTTATTATTTATTATTTAATAATTTTTTGAATAGGTATAATAGTATTATAATAACTAGCATAAAGGTATATATATATGTTACCCATTTCCAACTAGACCACTCTAATAAGTCTAGATATACTTTACCATGCTCTTGTTTTTTGAATTTATATATAACTTTATCAAAATCATATGCTGTTTTGAAGCCGATGTAAATTGACATTATAAATAAGGTAAGTCCGAATATTTTTATTATTATTTTCGTTGATTCATTTTTAAATTTATTACTAAAACCTAACATTCCAATTGCGATGGACGAGGTTAAAAACATATTTCTTTGTCCAGATAACATTCCATTATAAGCGGTTTGTGGATTTATTTTATAGGACATCTTTTTAGTATATAACGATATTTTAATATACTCGTACCTTATATTGAGGTCGTACCTTATATTGAGGTCGTACCTTATACCTCGCTAGCTCAGATGGTAGAGCGCACGCCTTTTATCTCAACTATGACTGTTAGCGTGTGGTCGTGGGTTCGAGCCCCACGTGGGGTGTGACCTCAATATGTCTTTAAACTGTTGATTTGCTTTGTTAGCTCAGTGGTAGAGCATTCGGCTGTTAACCGAAAGGTCGCAGGTTCGAAACCTGTACAAAGCGAAGCACCTTAGCTCAGAGGAAGAGTGTCTGGCTCATAACCAGAATGTCGGTTGATCGAAACAACCAGGTGCTATTTTTATTTATTTTTATTTTACTAAATAAATAAAAATAAAAAACTTATTATTTATCGTTTTCTACTTCGTCGGTGACTTGGTTTTCTTCTAGATTTTCTTCTAGATTTTCTTCTAGATTTTCGTCCACCCATTGGTGTGAATGTGGCTGGGGAGGGGTTGTTCAACTTTATGCGTTTCAACTCTGCTATTTCGGCATTAATTGTTTTAATTTCTTTTGTTAGTCGTGCCACATTTTTTTGTTCTTCTAGTGTCTTGCCTCTGAAGGCTTGTTTTCTATTTTCCTGTAATAGTTTCTCTTTTACTTCTTTCTTACTCTTTAGAAGATTCAACGTCTTATTCCAATCCCTCATTTATATTATACTAATATTTTATTTAGAAAACAGATATATTTAGAAAACTTATATTGTACTAATTCATGAATAATCATAATATTTTAGAACTATATCATGAAGCTACAATAGATGAAATTAAAAAAGCATATTATAGGTTGGCCATTAAATGGCATCCTGATAAAAATAATCACCCTGATGCCGAAGATAAATTTAAACAAATTTCAGAAGCTTATCAGATACTTACTTCTCGTATATTATATCATACGAGCGATAATTCTTTGAATGAAGTATCATCCGAATTTATTTCTCCTGAAGATTTATTTGAATCTTTGTTTACTCCTCTTGGTAATCCATTTGAAAATTTTAGTTTTGAGGGATTTTTTGAAACGTTTTTTGGTAAATCATATAATAAGGGCGAGTTTTCTGCTTCTGCTTTAAATGAAACAACTATTCAGCTATATAGAGACTCTATCAGATACGATAATTATCCTATTATTAAAAGTAATAGAACTAATGTAACTAATTTTTAAATCTACTTAAACATTTTTCTTTTACAAATATATTATGCAGATATTTGTAAAAACACTTACTGGAAAAACCATTACCCTTGATGTAGAACCTAGCGATTCAATTGATAATATTAAAACTAAAATACAAGATAAAGAAGGGATTCCACCAGACCAACAACGTCTTATTTTCGCCGGAAAGCAACTAGAAGACGGGAGAACCCTTAGTGATTATAATATACAGAAAGAAAGTACTCTTCATTTGGTGTTGCGACTTAGAGGTGGATTTTTTTATTGATTTTGATTTTGACCTTGAAAAATCTTAACACATTCCCAAATTTTTGCCGATTCATCTAATGTAAAACTACCTCTCTTATTTGCCAAAGAAAGAAATGAAACCATTAAATTTAGTGCTATATTTTGATCTTTTACTTCAATATTTACCAACTTTTGTTCTTGTGTTGGTGGTGTAGAACTTGATTGATTAGAACTTGATTGATTAGAACTTGATTGAGGTGGTCTTGGGATATCTTCATTTGCTGCTTGTAATACTTGTATGGTATCGTTGCTTGTCGACATTTACTGTTATTATTCTCTTTTTTTTAAGTTTTTATCATAATAATTATTAAATATCTATAAGCGTATAAATTTAAAATAGTCCTGAAGTAAATCCAAATATACCTATCCCTTTAGGGTATAACTTTTCCATAAATTGTTTTTTTGATTCTTCGTGTTGTTCTCGTTTAGTGTTTGCTTCTATCTGTTGGTCCAATATATAATTGATTGCATAATTAGGATAAAAACGTTGTGCATACTTGATACCCTCGTCGTTAGTTGTTCTAATATATGGATTTGTTTCAAATACTTTTTTATATCGGGTTTTGGTATTTTGATCCCAAGGCCATAATTCTTTATCTAAATATTCTTGAGTATCATGAGGTGAAACATATTGTCTTAAAATATCTATATTATAAATTACTTTGGGGCTATTTAGATTTTTTTTATCTATAAATATTTGTAAGTCTTTATCCCATGAAAAGCCTTCTCTTGTTTTTGATAATTGACAACTTATTATAAATATTAATCCTATGATTATTAAAATTATTATAGATATTGGAGGTTGTTTCATAATAAACGATGATATTATTTAATATATCTTTAAATAACCTCAATACATTCGTCTAAATTATACTTTTTTTCTTGTATAGTATCTATATCATCCATAAATTTCGAGGCATTTTTGATTTCTATTAAAATAGGACATAATTCAGGAGCACTTATATGAATATATCGTTCTAATCGGGTTGATTTATAATCATTTATATGTAGTTGAGATCCGTCCATTTTTGGTAACACATCCATCGCTACTTTTATTTTGATAATTCTAGTGGGATTTATAATTTGATTTGGTACTGATAATCGTAATGGTGTTAGACCTAGATTTGACGATTGATTTATATAAAATGCACAGCTATATGATATACTTTTACTGATTATAGAACTAGAACATACTATTTTATAGTCTAATATATTTGAAATACCTGTGCTAAACGTTTCATTTCCTGGATATAATAAATCAAACGTACGTGTAATGAAATCTGTATGATTTTCTAAAAGACTTCGATTATGGTTTAATGCGTGCTCTTCATATTTACTATATAAATCACTATCTTTATCTTTATTTATACAAATTTCTAATCGCATATATTTTCCATATTTTTCTACTAAAATATCGTCTATTTCCTTTATTGTTTGCATATACTATTTAATAATATGTAAATTATTATTTATTATTATTTATTATTATTTATTATTATTTATTATAATATGTTATAATGAATAATATATCTTTTTTGTTCTGTAAACATCCTAAAAATGTATGTATGACTTACTGGCAACATTTTACTTTTTCTATGAAAATAGCTGCTATATTTTTACAAGGTTATGTCAAGGCATTTATTCATGCTATTTTTCCTGATATATATATTACTTCTACTACAGAACTCGTTCATTTTATACAAGAAGAATTAAAATCTGTTGGATGTCGATGATTTAACACCCAGACTCTGAACCTTTATATTGATTTGTATTTGATGAATTTGTATACCATTCAGGAGGTTCTGTAAAGTTATTTGATGTATTACATCCTGAAGAAAAACTACGAATACTTGTTCCTGCTGCGCTGGTTGCTTTTCCTGTTTGTGTTGCGTACGGGAATGGTTTTTGTTTTCCTATAGGATTTACACAACCACGTTGTATATAAGTAGTATATTCTGAACTTTGAATAGGCTCGCTTAATTCTTTTGTGTATGGGGCGTTTTGTGCCATTAAATTATAAGTATAACGAGCGGTACTTGTTCCACATCCGGTAGGTCCTCCACAACTTTTATACCCTATATACTTATCACTATCGTTAACATTTATATATCGTGTATTTGTTGCTTTTTTATTATGTAAGTACATACCTTGACTTGCGGTTTGTGATTGAGCCGAACTGTTATAAATTGGCTGTACCCAGTAATTCGGAAATTGTCCATTATATACCCATTTATATCTTTTTCTTAACATTCCTCGTGTTGATAGAACCGACTGTTTTATATATAAATATTGTGTTCCTAGTGTATCTGGTTTTTGCGAATTTAGTAGAGGTTGGACTACTGCTTGTTGATTTCCGTAATTTTTTATAGCACCAGACTGTTCTTCTTGATTTGCTACTAAAATCGCGGATGGATATTTTCCGTATCGTCCACCCCATCCGATCGGATGCTGTCCTCTATAAGGAGTTCCTGATTTTGACATCTTCATATCTCTTCCTACGCCTCCAATATTTCTATGCGGTCCGTTGATTGAGAACCCTTCTGGGCCGAAATTGGTGTTTGCTGCCTTCTGAGCAACTGTGTTATGTCCAAACGGACCTTGTAATAACCAATACCCTCCTGGTGGCTTTCCTGAACGTTTTGTACCTAAACTTTTCGTAACGGATTTCTTTTTAAAAGTTGCTAACGACATATAAATAAATAGGAGATTTTTATCTTTTGCTATAAATTGATTTATATTCATTTAAATTTATTATTTCTTATATGAATATAAACGATCTCTCTTGGGGGGTTTTTTTTAAGCATCTATCTAGAAAGTAATAAAATTTACTTCCATAAAGATATGATTTATTTAATATCTCTACTGGATTTTTTGCTATCTCTTTTATATCTGTTTTACCCATCAAGAATAAATATAAAAAAAAACAACCTAAACTATAATAGATCGTTTTATAATGAACCTCTGATGGAATTTCTGTTATTTCATTTAATTCTGGACTAGTGATTAACTTTTCATGAGAGAAAGGATAAGTGATATATAAATAACTATTATGAATAGGAATTATATCTTCTATTGAGGGAAAATAAAAAAAATTATCATCTATCATATAAATATCATCTTGAGAGAAATCGAAAACAGAAACATTTTCTTTTATAATTAAATATTCTATTTGTTTTCCTAATTGGTATATCATTTTATAAATCATTTCCATACATATATGTTCACTCGGACTGAATTTTGTTACCGTATTTGCATTAAATGTTAGCGTACGCGAATCATTTGTTACCATACTACCTAATAATAGATTGGGATTTAAAATAGAATTTAATATTATCTCATAATTATACTCGAAATCTATCTGAAATTTATTTTTTAGTTGTTTTATTTTTATTTTCATTATTAGATACTCGAGAGAACCGTTTAATTAAATTATTTTGTATAATATATTTATACATCCATTCTTCTCTTTTTTAACTATTGATTTTAATGTATTAAATTCTTTTTAGTAATTAGATTATTGTATCGGTGAATTTTTTAAAATCATGTATCATTTGATTTGTAGATTCTGTTGAACTGTTCATGAGTGAAATTCTTCTCTTTTTTGAATGTATATTATTATATTTTTTAAAAATATATTTTATACAGCATATGCCATACTCATATTCCATCCATATATGTATATGTTTATCGCTATTATGAAATGAATCTGTTGATAAATAATGATCTCCGACATAGCGTCCTCTTTTATCCATTTTTATAGTACCATTTGTTACCCTTTTGTATTCATTTATTATATTATAATAAGTTATATGTAATATAAGATAGTATAGTGTTATTATTACCATTATTGTTATGAAAAATGATCTTATATATAAAAAAAAATTCATTCTTATATTTATCTGATATTTTTTTATTGTATGAAATTGTCGTAAAGTTTTGTCGTCGAATTGTCACTATGTCACTATGTCACTATGTCACTATGTCACTATACCATTCTCCT